TTTCTTTTTCAATTATATTTTCTGCTAACTCTTATTTTTTTCCTGAAACCCACTGTTCTATTTCTCCCATCTCATGAACATCTATAGGATCTCTATCTTCATCTTCTCCATCTGGATCTGTAACCATTATATCATCAACAAATGTATCTACTGCATCATTTAAACTTTCGAACACAGCAAAATCTATAGTGTTTAACAAGAATTCAGATCCTTTAATTGTAAAACTATCACCATTATTTACAATTTCATAAGTCTGATTTGTTGTTGCTAATTTTGCATCAAATAAATCAACTGATGCTGATGTTAAATCAGTCTTAAAATCATGTAATGCTTCATTTAGTTCTGGATAATTCTGTCCAAACTCAGATACTAATTCACTCATGGAATCACAAATACTTCTCTACGGTTAAGTACGCACTCTTCAACTGTTTCTTTCCACATCTTCATGGATTGATCAATGTTTACTTGATTACTTCCTATTGGTATTTGATCCATTCTTAAACTTGTTGTTAGTAAATCTATAGCAGTTAACTTTACACAAGCATCTTCAACATCATATGGTACTGTTGCATCTCCATATCTATATGTGACTCTAACTCTGTTCTTTCTCATTATGCTAAATAAGAATCCTCTAAGATATAGTCTTCCATATACTTCATCAAACTCATACCACTGTGAGTCTGCTAATATGTCATCATATGCAGAGCTTGCTCCCTGCCATATTTCTATTTTATCACCCTGTGCAGAATTTAATGGTTGACAATTTCTATGTTGTAGCCAAATTGGAGTACCCCATCCAAATGTATATAATAATGCTAAATCATGAATTTCTTTTGTGATAATTTTTGTTCTTCCGAATGTGTGACCTATACGTCTATCTAATTCCTCTTCTTTCCTATTGATGACTTTTTCAACTTGAGTCTTATTAGGTGTAGTGGTAGCAGTGATTGGAATTCTGAGAAAATCAGATATATCTTCTACTGTGCAGTATGTAACAGCCATGATATAAATAAAAAGGTTAAGTATTTAAATTTACTTAAATACGATTACATATTCGGCTGAGCCTGTGACATCAGCATATATACCAGCTTCAAATCTTCTGTGTATGTCTTCTAGCTGTTGAACTTCTTCGCCAAATACTGTTAATTCTGCTGGTGCACCACTTGTTATACCATTCTTAAGAACTACTTTTGCTCCAGATGAGCCTTTTTTAGAGACATGGACAGATACAATTACACCATGTCCACCTTTTACTAGACCGTCAGCGTTTATGTTTGCTACATTGTGGTTTAGTTCTACCATGCTAATTGATGCATATGTTCATATATAAACTTTATGAAAAAAAAAAGTCGGCTATTTTGGACTCTAGTAGCCTATGACTAGGAACTCGAATATTTTGTTTGCGATTGAGGTACTGTTTGCTACTTCTGCAAATACAGCTCCTGCTGAACCGCCTACGGAATAGAGTTTTACTTTCTCATTTGTCTTGTCATATTCTACTTTGTATAGTGAATCTGTAAATTCAGGTATCACTGAAACGAGTGTAGAAATTCTTCCCTCTTTGAGGTCAGCAGACACTCCGTTTGTTGCATAAGCATCAGAACCACCAGCGGTGACTTTGACCTTATATATTCGCAGTTTTGAAACTAATGCTGCCTGAAAAGATAGTGTTTTTCGGACATTAGCTGCTGTCCAATCGGATGAACTGATTGTTACTGCCATTAAATATTGTATGAATCACCTATATATAAGTATTAAAAAAAAAATAAAAAGGGGGTTTTGTGGATTTGACTAAAGTTTAATATCTCTAATCTTACCCTGACTCTTGAAGTGTCTACAGACAGTTTCTCCCATTGTCCTGAATACACCTTTCTCAACAAATGCGTTGTTGACAAATGGATATGCTGGACTTCTGCGTGTTGCTTCATAGTATTCTGTTGGAATTGCGATTGAGATTCCGATTCTTGGGTATCCATAACCTTCAGCATCACTCGTATCGAGTGCGAATAATCTACCAATTTCTGATGAATCACCAGAGTTTGATGGAGCATCCTTGCTTGGGATGAATGGGATTCCATAAATGGAGTCTACGTGGATTCCGACACCAGTTCCTTTGAAAGTCTGGATTCCGTTTACGTCAATTTGTACTAAGCTTTCACCGTATGGATTTGGAATACGGACTGAAGGCATGTATAAACCTTGTATTTCGGAATAGACCTCGTGCGAACCGAGGAATACGTTTGGATCTTTACCTGCTGCAATACGGATCTTTCGTAAGAAAGTACGTAGTGTATCGTCAGTAAGGACACCGTTGGTACCAATGGTACCTGAAGCAGATTCTACAGTACAGTCAAAGTCAGTACCACTGTCTCTATCGACAGTTGCGTTTGCAGCCCATGGGTCATAATTACCTGTTTGTGATCCACCAACAGCATCTTCTTCAGCATCGCTGGAGATAATTCTGTCTAATGTCTCAAAGTCTTTAGTACCTGTGTTTGCGCCACTTGCGCCTGCTGCTACTGATTCGACATCTGCTAATAACATTCTGTTTAGGAATTCTTTGTGTTGGACTGCCATATACAATCGAAGTGAACCAAGTCCACCCCAAATGTCGTCTTTACTGTGAGTTGCAAGCCATTCCATAACTTCAGATGCACTGAAAGGCAACTGAGCGGTTTTTGGTCTGATGTCAATCTCTTGTAAAGTTGGTTTGACGGTCTCAGCAATAGTTCCACCTTCTGAAGTACCACCTAAAGCAGTATTGCCTTGGTTAGTATTTAGAGTTGGCTTTGCTGTAATAACACGAAATCCAGATTTATCCCAAGGATATTTTGGGAGTATACCGAATGCGTTGGCTTCTAAGTTAAGTTGTGCCCATGCGTATGCACCAAAAATAGCGTTAAAAACGCCAGTTGTTGATGTTGTTACAGGGGAGTCAGCTTTTCTAAGGAGGTTTCTGTTGTATCCGTAGTATAAAGCCTCTAGCTCATCAATAGTTTTTACTTGAACCAATTTAAATCAGTCCTACCTCTTCATCTGAAGGTTTGTAGTAGTCGCCTTTTTGGATTTTCAAAGCAATTTCTGATAATCCATCGTGACCAACTGATCTAGCATCTTTCAAGATTTGTGAATAATCCTCTGTGTAAGATTTGTTCACAGTTTCTATTGCTGCGTTAGGTCGAGGTGTTTCGGTAGTAAAAGTTTGTGCTTTTCCTACTTGTAAAGTCTTGACTTGATCTGCTGATGGTTTTTCATCTACAGTTCTGTCGCCATCGAGTTTGGCTTGCTCACCTTGTTCATATGGTTCTGCTGGTACTGAGGCAACTTCTGCTCCAATATCATCTGAATCCTGAACTTTAGGTTTGTAGTCAACACTACCATCTTTTCCACTTGGTGATTTGTATGCACCATCTTGGGTTGCTTTCTGTAGTACACCAACAGTATTTGCTAATGAACTGACATCAGTTGCCAAAGATTTGTGGCTTTCAAGGATAGTTTTTTGTGACTCAACGACTGCTTTCAATGTATCTGCGATAACATCGTAAGCTTTTTCGACTTCTTCCTCGTCTTCGTCTCTACGAGATTCTTCTTCGTCTTCTTTTTTATAGTTTTCGTCTGCCATGTTGTTACTAATCTATATATAAAGGGTTTATAAATATTGTGGTTATTTATATTCTATGGAAAATTACCTAAATCTTCTGCTCTTTTACCATGTCTATTAGTCTTTCTACCACCATTATGCCTAACATTAAAGGCTTCTGTATCATTGGTTCCCATGAAATCTCCTCCTCTAGGACTAGTTCCATTGGCTGCATTTGTACCTTCCTTTAATTCTTCTATTAATTTCTTAGAAAGTGCTTTCAAACTTGATTTCCATCTATTTGCATTATCTTCTGTAATTGTTAAAGTATGTGCTGCATTTACTGCCCTATCTTTCAAATCTTTCGCATCTGAATCGTCTAATACATTTTCCATTTCATCACGAATAATTCTATTTGCCATATGTTTACCATGTGGTGATACTAGTTTCTTTCCAGTTTTAGAGTCTGTTCCTTGTACCTTAGAACGTGGTACTTCACCTAATTCTTGTCCTACTTTTTCATCCAACTCTGTTGCATGAGATCTTTGTTCATTTGTGAGTCTTTTATCTCTTGCGATTTCTCTAGTATTATCTTGCATGTCTCTTCCTTGTGCTTCCCACATTTTCTTATCTGATTCTTCATGTTGAGGTTCAACTTCTTGTTCTGTTTCTTCTTCTTCATCTCCTCGTTCATCATCTCCATGATATCCTCTATCTGCTCCTGTGTATTTATTAAATTCATCTTTTTCATCTTTATCCCATTTATCAGATCTCATTTTTGATAATTCCATTGCTTTCTTTTTTGCTTTACCTAGTTTCTCTACTTCTTCTAGTTCTCCATCTGTGAGTTCTTTTAATGGTTCTTCTTTACTTTCTGATTTACCCTCTGTACCGTTATATTGTGCTTGTTGTGCTGAACCTGTTCTAGCATGATCTTTAGTTTCTCTACCTACATGATTCTTTGGATCATGATCTCGTTCATATGTAAAGCCTTCTTTTTTTGCATAACCTAATTTTTTATCTAAGTCTCCTTCACTAGGTAAACGTTCAGCTCTTGTATTTGATAATCTTTCTTTTATATTTGTAGATTTATGATCAGCATCCTTTTTAAAATCATCTGATGACCTCCATTTTTCATTCATCTCTTTTTTTCTTTTGGATCTTGATCTATTTTTATGTCCACGTATTGCTGCTTCACTAGTGTCTAGTTGTCTTGCTGTCATTCTTGTTGCTTTTCCTCCAGCGTGTGTAGCACCTGCTGCTGCTAGTTCTTTTCTATTATCATTATCAAGGCGTAAAGGATAATCAGGATCTTTAAATTTTGACCTATTATATTTAAATAAACTCGATAATTTAATTAGTGCTTTCTTTTTATTCTGAGGATTTATTTTTTCATGTACATATGCTTCTTGTCTTTGTTTATAATCACTATCACTCTCTCGTTTACCTTGTTTTGGTATTTTTTCACTTGCTCGTGATCTGTGGAACTGTTCTTCACTTCCTACTGGTTTTTTTTGTTCTTCATGCATTCCACCCATCATTCCATAACCTGATTCATAATCTTG